ATTGGTCTTTTCTTTACCAGAATATATTCTGTGACAGTATGACTCAGAATCCCAACCATAATCCTGAAAGTCCTTATACATCTGCTCTACGAGAGATGTCGTCGGAACAACTAGCAGGATTTTTTGATGTTTATCTACGTAGTATCTTACGAGAGAATAAATCATTAAAGATTTTCCTGAAGCAGTCGGTGATATCAATAGCTTTCTATTGTGTCTTAAGGCATCGAATACTCCGTCAACTTGGTATTGTCTGGGAGGGTGAGAACATATAGATCTCATGTAATCTTTTACACCTTCATATGAGATACCATCATTGAGTTCAAAAGGAACTCCGTAATATTCATTATCTTGAAATTTATAACTATAATCGTGTCTTTTACAAAATGAGATGATTCGATCTAATAAACCAACATAGATCCTCTTTGATCTTAAATCAAATAAATGTATTTCACCATTCCAATTACGATTCCGATATTGAGGCATAAATTTTGCACTCTCAACTTGGAATGTAAAGTAATCTCTTAGTTCATATTCAATATGAGGGTCAGCTTTGACTCTAAGAAATACTTCATTCGCTTTGGATATGACAACATTAGCGGAAGTGTCAATCACATAGATCCATGAATCTATATGTATTTATCAGATATTTTCAATCCCTAAATTCTTATCTCCCATGCGATTGAATTTTTTATGGTTAGCGTAATTTAAAAATGAACCTAATATATATTTTGCATATCCATTAGTTGCAGGATTGCCTTTATGCAAATAACTCCATGTGCATGGAAAAAGTAAAACTGTTCCCTTCTGGGGTTTAACTTGCAAACCAAATTGAGGAAATATAGTTTCACCACCTTCAAACTCATCGTTGAGATAACATATTATTGATAAAAATCTTTTTGCTGATTCTATATCAGTAACATCAGTGTGAAAATCATGTTGTTGATCTACATCACACAAATATCTTTTTATTCTTAAGTGCTCGAATCCATATTTACTTGGCCATTGTGTTCGATGCAAATTTGCATCCTTTTTATATTGATTAATAATGTTTTGTATATCACTTATTACCAATTTAAATGGTTCATTAAATTCTTTGTGTTGCATAATATCCAATCTTTGACAATCACATGCACCACATTTTTTTACTCCATCTTGATTATAACAAAGGCTTATTGATTTTAAATATTCCTCCTGTTCGATCCATAATTTTTCATATGTTTTAATCAGATTATCGCAAAGTGTGGGGGAGAAAACTCCTCTATATGCCTTTATATAACGTGCTTCCATTATCCCAACCCAGAATTAAATCTCATAAATTCAATTGCATTCTTGATTTGATATGTGCGATTCTGTATTACTTTTAATATACTTTCTAAGTAGGTAAGCATGGTATCATAATATTCAATCTTCAAAGATGAGTTAGATAGTTTCTCATCCGCATCAAGATACTTTGTCATCGTATCTTTATCTCTTATTTTTTTAGGAAAAGGATTTTGAATGTAAACGTCAGGGTCAGCCTTCCCACTAAAGTATTCATACCTTTCATGTCTTATATTTTTTCTTTGTTGCTCTGCTTTTTTTCTTAATAGAAATATTGTATTGTATATCTGAAAATATTTTGCATGTAATGATGGTATATTTAAAGATTCATCATGTAGGTTATCTCGGTCAATTTTTGCGTCTTTTTCCCACATGTCTTGAATCGTATCAAGATCAAAGGTCATTTCCCTCCAAATCGGTAATGTTGTACATAGTATACTTGAAACTCACATCTGCTGTAAAGTATTCAATATCAGTATCTGTAGCATCAAATGATAAAGTTGTCAAACTGTAGGGCCATAAATCTGTAAATTTAACATTAAATTTTGCTACAAGGTTGCTGCTGAGTATTTGTAATGTGCCATCAGAATATATGTCATGTCCTGATTGTCCATAGTTTCTTTTTGGTGTCAATCCACTTTTTTCCCAATCACGAAACTCTTGAACAGTTTCTGGAAATCCTAATCCACGAAGCCATTTTTGAATCTCCATGTAATTAGTTAAGTCTTCATCGACAAGAAATCTGATATTTAAGTCTCCAAAATCAATTTTATCTCCGGGAACTGGAATGTCTCTAAGATAGTTTGGTTGATTTGCAACACCTAAATTTAAATCTGGAATGTTTGCACTATTGCAGAAGTAAGCAACACCGGGACTTCGTTTAAGTGAAAACTTAAATCCAACTGGTGCAAGGAAATTCCTATTGTCAATTTGTGATGGACGGGTTGCCATTAGTTCTGTGCAGGTCTCCTATGTCTATTTAGTTCTTTGTGTAAAATCAATACCCTCCATGTGATCATACTCATGTTGAAATATTCTTGCAATGAATCCTTCAAACTTTACTTTATGAATTTCTTTACCTTCATCTTCGTATTTAACTACAACAGATTCTGGTCTTTCAATATCTAAAAATAAATCAGGGTATGATAAACATCCTTCTTGCATTATTACTTTTTTCCGAGATTGTTTTAAGATTCTAGGATTAAAACAAGTAATTGTTTCTTGAAGGTCGATATCAGTCATCATTACAAATGCTCTTTCCCAAATGCCTATTTGATTTGCAGATAATCCTACACCATCATTATGAAACATATTTTCATTTAATGTATATGATAGTTTAGAACGATCTAAATTATAACTACAACCATTGATTCGATGGTGTAGTAAAAGATTTTCGGATAAAACTAATGATTTTAACATGATATATTTATTATAGCATAAAAAAAGAGACCCGTCAGGGTCTCTTGAAAATATATAAGCATCTTGCTTACATAAGGTTTTTAACAGCAACACGTCTGTAATAGCGGTTAGCGTTAACACTAAGGATACCACTACCAGCTTGTGTTCCTTCTGCGAATGGGTTAGCAACCATACCATAACGAGTCTTAAACCCGATTTTTGGTTGGAAACTATTCTCTCCCACTGCACGAACCATCTGTAGTGGAACGTAAGGACAGTAGAACAGTCCAGCATCGTATGGTGAAGTACCTTTGTAACCAACGACATAGTACTGATTACCACCTGTAGGTGCAGCGTTAGCAGCAGTTAGGTTTGCAGCATATGGGTCGATGTATACTCTGAACTTACCTTGTAATGTACCAGCAAATGTATTACCAGTGTCATCAACGTTAAGGTTAGCGTTAAGAGCAGGTGTGTAGTCAAGTACACCAGCCATTGTTAGTGCAGAAGCAACGTCTGCAGAACATAGGATGATGTTACCCTTTCCGCGACGAGTTCTTTGTGCGATTGCGTTTGCATCTCTTTCGATCTGGAACAATAGTCCTTTGAATTTCTCAACAGACCATCTTCCGTTTGAGTCGATGTCAAGGTCGAATACACCAGCGGTTGCAACGTTTTGTACAGCACCTTGCTCTGCAGTCTTATAGATTGTTCTGATAACTTCTCTGTTTATCTCAGCAAGTATCTCAGTTGATAAGATGTTAGCAAGTTCTGCTTCAGCGTTTAAACCGTGGAT